GTGAGCATGGGTAATGGCATTAAGTAATAACAATTATAGACAAGGTCCTAAGAAACGTACCTCTATTGGTAATAGTTCTAGGTCTAAACCTAAGAACAAACATAAGAGAAGACAACACACACGAAGTCGTGGTCAAGGGTAATGCCTGCTTGTCAAAGAAAAGGTGATTCTAATTCAGCTGGTGGTAAAATAACTACTGTTACAAATCACAAAGTAAAAGCAAACGGTGAGTTAGTATCCGTTAATGGGTCTAAAGGAACAGGTCATGGCATAGGTATTCACGCTGCTAATGCTTGGGATACTGCTAATGGCAGTTTAACTGTTAGAGCAGGTGGTATTGCAGTTAATAGAACAGGTGATGCTGACACTTGTGCTCATGCAAGAGTAGGCGGATCTTCTAATGTAAATGTAGGGTAACTGTTATAAATAGTCGTATGGCTATCTATCAACAAGGTTATACTGACGCTCAACGTACCAATTCAAGTAATAGGTCTGTACGTCTATATAGAGACGTTGCATTATCCTTTGAAAAAAATAGTAATACACAAGATGTTATCGTAAAGAAAGATATAGAAGCAGTAAAACAATCAGTACGAAACCTGATACTCACAAATCACTTTGAGAGACCATTTCATCCTGAGATAGGGTCAAATGTTACCTCCATATTATTTGAGCCAATGAATCCAATTACTGCCAATATACTACAACGAACAATTGCAGAATGTATAGAAAATTTTGAGCCAAGAGCCAGACTTGTTTCTGTCGTTGCAGAACCTAATTTAGATAGAAATGCTTATTCATGTACGATTGCTTTTTATGTGGTAAATATACCCGGTGAATTAGTACAATTAACAACCATGTTGGAGCGTAGCAGATAATGGCAAAGAGATTAACAGTATCAGATTTAGAGTTTGACGATATCAAAACAAATCTAAAAACATTTTTAAAACAACAAGACCAATTCACAGATTATGACTTTGAAGGGTCAGCAATGGCAAGTATCTTAGATGTATTGGCATACAATACACATTACAATGCTGTATATGCTAACGTGCTGGCAAACGAAATGTTTATAGATAGTGCTGACTTACGAAACAGTATTGTATCTCATGCTAAACATTTAGGCTACACAGCAAGAAGTGCTACGGCACCTTTTGCAGATATAACTCTTGTAGTCAATGACGCTAGTGGTGCAACTTTAACGGCTTCACAAGGTACAACTTTTCAAACTGACATTGGTGGTACAACTTACAACTATCTTGTTAAAGAAGATACAACAATTACACCAGTCTCAGGTGTTTATACTTTTTCTAATTTAGAAATCTACGAAGGTACTTTAGTCAATAACAAATACACCGTAGATACAACAAATGCTGACCAAAGATTTTTAATTCGTAATGCTTTGGCAGATACAACAACTTTACAAGTTAAAGTTCAAAACAGTTCAACAGATTCCACAACAACAACTTATACTCTTGCCAGTGACTTAGCAGATGTAACAAGTACATCATCAGTTTATTATTTAGAGGCAACGGAAGATAGTCAGTACGAAGTTATATTTGGTGATGGTGTTTTAGGTAAGGCATTATCAACAGGTAACATTGTTACATTGACATACATAGTTACAAACGGAGATGAAAGTAATGGTGCGTCATCTTTTAGTTTATCTGGTACAGTAGGAGGATTTTCTAATGTATCAATCACCGTTAATTCTGCTAGTGCAAACGGAGCAGAACCTGAAACGGCAGATAGTATTCGTTTCAATGCACCAAAAACTTATACAACACAGAATAGGGCTGTAACAGCAAAAGATTATGAAAGCAAAGTTAAACAATTATATTCAAATGCTAAATCAGTTCAAGTATGGGGTGGCGAAGATAACAGCACACCAGTATATGGTAGAGTGTATATCTCTATTAATCCTGTTGCTGGCGCTACGCTAACAAGTGCAAACAAAACATCTATACTTACACAATTAAAAGATTTCAACATTGCAAGTATAACACCCATTATAGAAGACCCAGAAACAACTAAACTTGTTTTAACAACTACTGTACGATATGACGCCAAATCAACAACAAAAAATGCAGACAGTATCAAGTCTTTAATTTTGGCGGCAATCACAACGTACAATGAAACTAACCTAACAGAATTTGACCAAGTGTTTAGACACAGTAAATTTATTGAAACAATCAACAAGGTTGATCCTAGTATTCTTTCAAACATCACTACGGTAAAAATGCATAAGTCATTTACTGCCACAACAACTGGTTCAACAACATACACACTAAACTTTAACAATGCATTTTACAATCCACATAGTGGTCACAATTCAGACATGGGTGGTGTATTAGAAACATCACCATTCAAAGTTTCTGGTGATATTACTAACGATTATTTCTTAGATGATGACGGACAAGGTAATGTAAGATTGTATAGAACGGCTGCAGGTGTAAGAACATACGCTAACACTACACAGGGTACAATTGACTACACAAATGGCTCAATCACTATCAACAGTTTGCACGTTACAAGTGTAGGCAACGTAGATGGTGCAACATCAACTGATATAAGATGTACAGTTACACCTAACTCAGTAGATATCGCACCTGTCAGAAACCAAATCATTGAAATAGATGAAGTGAATACAAATGTCACAGTAACGGCTGATGACTATGATACAACAACTGGTATAGGTTATACTACAGCGACAAGTTATGCGAGTTAGTAAATGGCAAAATTTACTAAAAAAATAAACCCACTAGTAAGTAGGCAATTTCCTCAACATATACAGGCCAATAATCCCTTATTGGTTGAGTTCATTAAACAATACTATGTGTTTATGGATTCTGCTCAGATTACCATATCAAGTGTAACTGCTTCAGACCAAATCTTATTAGAAACAACTACAGAAGGATTTATTGCCTTAAATGCCACCAATGAACGTGGTAATGACGAAAACGATTATATACTTAACGAACAAACAAGTGTAGGTGAATTTCAAAAAGGTGAAACAATTACAGGTGCAACGTCAGGCCAAACAGCAACAATACTTGCTGAAGATACTGACAATTTAAAAATTTATGTAACAGCGAATAGTTTATTTGTTACAGGTGAAACAATTACAGGTGGTACATCTGGTGCAACAGGTGTCATAGGCAGATACCGTGCCAACCCTAACGAGACAATTAATCAACTACTAGAATATGCTAACGTTAATAATACTATAGATGATTTCTTTACAGAATTTAGAAATACGTTTTTACAAACTATACCTAACACATTAACAGATGGTTTAGATAAGAGACAACTTACAAAAAATATTATAGACTTATACAAAAGAAAAGGTACAAAGAAAGGCCATGAGATTTTCTTCCGTGCTTTATTTAATGAAACACCTGAACTTTATTATCCTACTGTTGATATGCTTAGAGTGTCAGATGGTAACTTTGAGAATGAACAGATAATCAAAGCAACGCTGAACTCACCAACTGACGGTAACATGAACAACTTGGTTGGTAAAACAATCACACAATTAGACATTGTAGGTAACGATACTGTGGATGCTGCTAGTTCAGTTATTGAAAGTGCAACTGTATCAACTGTAAGTTTAAATGGCATACCACATGACGTGGCAACATTTGTATTAAACAAAGTAAGTACAACTGGTACTTTTGCCAGTAATGCAGGTGACGCCGTACTCATAGACGGTACAGATAGTTCTGAAACGGATGCAGGTGATGAAATCATACTCAATGGTACAGACGCTGATGGTACAAACGCAGGTGATAGATTAGTACAAAATACAAAATCAACTTTTGCAGGTATAGATAACTCAGACCCAGATGTTACAATCACATGTAATGTTGAAAGTGTTGTGGATGATGTTGATGTTACATCACCTGGTCAATACTATACTGTAGGTGAAACATTTACCTTTACAAAAGAAAAAGGTGGTACTGGTGCAATAGGACAAATAGAAGAAGTTACTTATGGTGTCATAGATAGTGTACAAGTAGAAAGTGGTGGGTCAGGTTATGCAGTAGGTGATGTTCTTTCAGTAACAAATCCTACAGACGGTACAGGTCTTGCAGGTAAAGTGGCGATAGTCAATGGTGGTTTTACTTTAGAGGGTGATGTACATGACGATGGCGTAATCATACTAGAAGATGGTACAGATTTTCAACTTGTTATGGAAGCTGCAACCAATAGTAGCACAAATGATATAACTAAAATTAGATTAACAAATAAAGGTGGTGGATATCTTTCACTACCAACTGTAACGGTTACAAGTTCTACCGGTAGTAGTGTAACATTATATCCTGTTTCATCTAGTATTGGTAATGCATTATCAGTTAAGATGGTCGACCATGGGTTTAGATATGAGACACCACCAGAAGTTAGTCCTAAATTACATTTACAAATAGATACTGTATCTGCCGGTTTCTCAGATGGTGAAACTATTACGGCAGAAAACGAAGACTTTATTGAATTAGAACCTTTTGAACAGGTAGAATTTACCATACTACTAGAAGACTTTAGACAATCAGTTTTAAGATTAGATAATGAACATGGTGATATAATTTTAGAAGACGAGTTAGGTGGCGGACAAATTGCAGTAGAAGAATTTGTTACAGAAGCTGTACCTGAAAGTAAGGCACCTGATAGTTTATTGTTAGATGGTACTAATGGTTCAAGTGCAGACGCAGGCGATAGAGTACGATTTGACGAATACATTTTAAAAGATAATACAGATTACATTATTCTCAATGGTACAAATGGCGATAGTGCAAACGCAGGTGGCAAAATACAGAGAGACGATACAGTTACCGTAAGTGCAACATTTGAATCTTTTAATACAAGTACAAACATTCTAACACTTACACAACCAACTGGTAACTATGATGATAAAGTGACCATTGCAGGTGGCACATCAGGTACTACTGCCAGAGTGAGAAACTTTAACACAGAAACACCACAAGCAACTATGATTGCAACTGTAGGTACGGCAATAGACACAGACGGTGGTTATACAGGTGTTGATGGCTTTGTTTCAGAAAGTACAAAGAAGATACAAGACAGTTTATATTACCAAGATTATTCTTACATTATAAAAGTAGGTGAGAGTATCACAGAATGGCGAGACTATTTAAAATCTGCCGTGCATCCTGCTGGTTTCTACTTTGCAGGTGAAGTGAGTATAAGAACAAGACTAAATGCAAAAATGAAAACTGGTTACACTAGACTTTCTGGTCTTACTGAAACTGATGAAGTGATAGAGATACTATCTGTAATCTTTGGCGAGAAGATTGGTAGAAGACTAGGTACGGAAGATGATGGCTCATCTTTACGAGATAATCCACATTTAGGTGTTGAGTTAGGTGCAAGTCTATCAGGTCGTGCATTGACATTGAAAGATGAAGTAAAGATAAAACTTAATCAACAACGAGATAGTGGTCAGACAATACAAAGTACAAGTGTTACAACAGGATTTGTGTATGCAGGTGCAAGACTAAATACAATAGGTGATATGCCATTTACAGCATTTGGTAATGCAGTAGAAGGTGGTGGAGGTATGAGTGGTATTACACTTGCAACTCTACACGCATTGAAACTTACTGGAACACAAAACGATACAATTGACCAAGCAACAATTCAGATAGCTGACTTTGCAAGTTCAATGGGTACTCGTTTTGCCATACCAACAGAAATAAGTTTTGAAGAAGATAGTTTCAGTTCAGCAGGACCTGCCGCTATCTCATTTGATAACCAAGTTAAGAAATTTGATGATAATACTCGTTAGAAAGGTGTATAAATAGTAACATGGCATACCAAGCAGTAGGAATAGGCAGTTCAGCGAATGACGGAACAGGTGATACTTTAAGAGTAGGTATAGATAAAGTCAATGATAACTTTGTTGAGATATACACGGCTCTAGGTGCAGGTTCAACAACCGCATTAAAAGTAGTTACAGACGGTGCAAGTGCAGGTCAGGCGTTAATTTATGACGCTGGCAATGAAAGATTTCAACCTGGTAGTGTTGCCATAAGTGCAACAATATCAACACTTACATTTGAAGGTGCAAGTGCTGATAGTTTTGAGACAACTTTAACTGCTGTTGACCCAACAGCAGATAGAACAATCAGTTTGCCTAACGATAGTGGTACAGTAGTTATAGAAGGCGGGTCTCCTGCCGGTACAGCAGCTGCGTCAGATGAGGCGTCAAGTTCTGGTAACGTTACAAGTAATAATAGTAGAATAAGACATACTCTTACACTAGACGGTACTACAGCAGACAATGCTGAAATAGCTGATGTTACAGTTACATCAAACAAAGTTACAGCCAATAGTGTGATACTGGCAACAAGTACGGCTGCGGTAGATATACTCGTTCATACTGTTGCGTCAGGCTCATTCAAATACATAATCGTAAACAAATCAGGCGGTACTTTAGCAAATGATAGCACCGTGATAACTAACTTTTTGGTACTATAGAGAAAGTGATATAAATAGAAGTAAGGACATACAATGCCAGCAATAATAACAAAAGATTTTAGAATACAAAACGCCAGACAGTTTGAAGAAAGCTTTGGCGAAGCAGCAGATACTTATTACCTGGCAATAGGTAGACCACAAGCATTCGCAAATGACCAAGCATTTAATGACGGAACAGATACATCACCACCTACACCAGTAGATAGTGTTGGTTCTGTAGATTATTATGTCTATGATGACTTGATGTCAGCAAAAAAGATTACAAGTTCAGATGTATCACTAGCAATACCAAGAAAAAATTGGGTAACTGGTACAACTTATGACCATTACAGACATGATTATGGAGAAATTAATAGTGCAGGTAATACTATTACATCAAATAGTGGCGCTTCAACAATATTTGACGCTAACTTTTATGTAATGAATAGTACCTTTGACATATACAAAGTTATAGACAATGATGGTAACACGGCTTCAACAACTGAGCCAACTGGTAACAAATCAACAAGTGTGTTTAGTACGGCAGACGGATACAAATGGAAATACATGTATTCATTAACAAGTGCTGAACAAGCAAATTTTCTTTCAACAGACTTTATGCATGTCTCAACTGAAAGTACAGACTACTCAACAACTGCCGGTGCAATAGAAAATGCTTTTGTCACTGCTGGTGGTAGTTCAGGAACAAATGGTACTTATACTAGTGTTGCAATTAGAGGCGATGGTTCAAGTGGTGCTTGTACTGTAGTCGTTTCTGGTAATGCAGTAACATCAGTTACAGTAACAACTGCCGGTTCTGGTTACACTTATGCAAGTGTATTAGCGTCAGACATTGGTGGTACTTCAGGTGCAGATATAGACTTCATCATATCACCTCCAGGCGGACATGGTTCAGATTGTATCGCTGAGTTAGGTGGTTTCTTTGTAATGACTAATGTTGATTTTGCAACAAGTGAAAGTGGTGAGTTCAACACATCAAATGATTTTAGAAGAATTGCTTTATTAAGAAACCCAACAGATAGTACAACAGGTTCAACGGCAACTGCTTCAACACTTGACGCTACAAAGTCAATAACTTTTGCTTCAGGTGCAGGAACTTTCCAAGCAGACGAAAAGATTACTCAAGCAACTTCTGGTGCAGTAGGTTATGTTGTTGATTATGATAGTTCAACTAGAGTGTTGAGATATATACAACCACAATTTGCAAACCAAGGAGTAGATGCTAGTGGCAATAACACGGCGTTTAGTGGAACAAATACAGTTACAGGCGCTACGTCAAGTGCAACAGGCACACCAACAGCAATAGATGTTACTCCAGAATTAACGGCAGATACAGGCGACATACTGTATATTGAAAATAGAAAACCAATTAGCCGTGCTTCAGACCAAACGGAGAATGTAAAGTTAATAGTAGAGTTTTAGGAGATATAAATGGCAACAAATTTTAATGTCTCTCCTTACTATGATGACTTTTCTGAGGGTAATAATTTTCACAGAGTTTTATTTAGACCTGCTTTTGCTGTACAAGCAAGAGAGTTAACACAATTACAAACTATATTACAAAATCAAGTCGCAAGATTTGGTGAGCATATCTTTAAAGATGGTAGTATGGTCATACCTGGGTCAGTTACATACAATTCAAAATATGATTATGTAAAACTGGCAAGTCATACAACATCAACTGTTTCTAACCTGGTAGGTTTAACAGTAACAGGTTCTAGTTCAGGTGTAACCGCAGAGGTAGTAAATAGTTCAGAAGCAAGTACAACGGCTGCCGCAACAATCTATGTTGTTTATACAGCGTCAGGTACAGATACAACAACAAAAACTTTTACTGAGGGAGAAACTTTAACATTTACATATAACAGTATATCATCAAGTGCTGTCGTAGGTACTTCAGGTACTTCTTTACCAACAGATAGTAATGCTATTGGTCAAGGTAGTTCAGTAAATGTACAAGATGGTGTATATTTCATTAATGGTTTCTTTGTAAAGAATACTGAACAAACACTTATACTTGACCCATACACAAACACACCAGACTATAGAGTAGGTTTTACAATTACAGAAAGTTTTCAAACACCTGAGAATGATAGTTCATTAACAGACAATGCAACTGGTTCATCAAACATTAATGCTGCTGGCGCACACAGATACAAAATTGTATTAACACTTTCAAAAAAACTTACAACTGATACAGACGATACAGACTTTGTTGAATTAGTAAGAACAAAATCAGGTAACTTAGAAAAAATTGTTAAAAGAACAGAATATGGTGTATTAGAAGAAACATTGGCGAGAAGAACAGCAGATGAAAGTGGTGACTATGTTATCAAACCATTTGACTTAGATGTAAGAGAACATCAAAATGACGGTAGCAACCGTGGTATATTCTCCGCAGATAGTGAAAGTTTATTTAATGGTCTGAGTACAGAAAACTCAGAAGCAAGATTGGCGTTAGGTTTATCTCCAGGTAAGGCATACGTTAAAGGGTACGAAATAGAAACAACTTCACAAAAATTTTTAACAATAGAAAAAGCAAGAGAGTTTGATACTATACAAAACAGTACAACAAGATTATCTGTAGGTAACTTTGTAGAAGTTACAAACATACACGGTAGTCCAGACCTTGGTACCGTATCAGGTGAAACAGAAGCATTTAAAGAGTTACAATTATTTAAAGATAAAGTCTCTGTACGAGGCACACAACCAGCAACAGAAAATGTTGATGTAAGACAAATTGGTAGAGCGAAAGCAAAATTCTTTGAATATAAATCAGGTACTGCTGGTGCATTATCAACAAACACTACATCAATTTATAAACTAGGTTTATTTAACATTGATATGTTCCAACATTTGGCAGTAAGCACAAATGTTTCATATGACACAGGCGAAACACTTACTGGTGCAACATCAGGTGCAACTGGTATCGTTGAAGAAATATCTGCCTCTACATCTACTGACCCGGATTCATTTATCACGGAAGAAGGTGACACTTTAGTTTTAGATAGTACAGACGGCGCTTCTCAAACAGACGCAGGTGACCAAATCATACTAGAGCAATCTGTATTAACAACAATTGTTGTAAGTAATGTATCTGGTACATTTAGTGCAGGTGAAACTGTGGCAGATGAAAGTTCTAATAGTGGTGCAATACTGGCTGATTTATCAGACAGAAAAGGTGTAACAGAATATCAATTCGCTGAAGTGAAGTCAGTAGGTATGGCAGGTTCGCCAACATTTACGGCTGAC